TGCTGAGCTTAAAGGCTGCAGTACAAGATATTTAAGGCAAGCTGCTTTGAGTGGAACTGTAAAGGCAAAAAAAGAACTCAATGATAAGAACAGACCGCAGTATTTAATACCACTCTCAGCACTTGACACTAAACTACAGCTAAAATATCAAAAAGCTCATGGATTGGTATTGCCTGAAGAGGAAGTTGATACATCAAGCAGAACAATAGAAGAGCTTAATGAGCAACAACGAAATCAGATAAATACATGGTTATTGATAATCGAGAACTGGCAAAGTTTCAGAAATCAATATAAAGGCAGTAAGGCGGAAGCTGATAAGGCATATATAGCGTTAGTATCTGAAAAATATCCAGATATAAAAATTACATATGATATTTTGCAACGCAAATACAATGCAATAAGAAAAGGTGATAAAGTGGCTCTTGCTGATGGGCGTGGTTATACACGCAAGGGAGCAAGCAGTATACCTGCCACTGTATGGGACGCTTTTTTATACTATTACTTGGATGAAAGACAATATCCAGTAAAAAAGTGTTATGAGTATACAAAGTTATGGACAAGAGAAGAACAGCCTCATCTATTAGAACAGATTCCTTCGTACTCAACATTTTGCAGGCATATAGAAAATGATATTACGGAAGGCTTAAAAACTCTTGGAAGATATGGCGAGAAAGCTTTCAAAGACCGATATGCTCCATATATCAAACGCTTATATGACAATATGGAAAGCAATGAGTGGTGGATTGCAGATAATCACACATTCGATGTAATGACTACAGACGGAAAAACAACTCACAGACTATACCTTACAGCCTTTATGGACGCAAGAAGCGGAATATTAACAGGTATTTATGTTACTAATAACCCAAGCTCACAAGCAACACTTATTGCATTGCGTAAGGGTATTATGGAATACGGGATACCAGCTAACATATATGTTGATAATGGTCGAGAATTTTTGACCTTTGATGTTGGTGGTCTTGGACACAGACAGAAGAAATCGACTAAGGATAAATTTACTCCGCCGCCTATTTTTGAGCGTCTTGGCATTAAGATGACAAACGCTATTGTACGCAATGCGAAAGCAAAGATTATTGAACGAAGATTTCTTGACCTCAAGAATAGTATAAGCCGTCTTTTTGAAACATTTACAGGCGGAAATGTACTTGAAAAGCCAGAATCGCTTAAAACGATTTTAAAGAGCGGAAGAATTCCGAATGACATAGACTTCACAAAACAAATAGAGATGATTGTTAAGTATTACTTTAACAGAGATGTATATAACGGAGCTGTTGCAAAAGATAAAGGTAAACCAAAACAGCAGGTTTATGAAGAAAATCTATTGCATAAGCGAGTTGCTGAAGAAAGTGAACTTAATCTTATGCTTATGAGGTCATCAAAAGCTCAGACTGTCGGCAGAAGAGGCGTACATCTTACAGTATCAGGACAGCGTATAGACTACTTCAGCAAAGAATTGCTTGATATGCAGGGCAAGAAAGTATATTACAGGTATGACCCTGACAATATTGGTGAAATACGCATATACGACCTTGAAGACCGCTATCTTATGACTGTACCTGCTGATAATACAGCAATATGTGAATATGGTGCAAGCAAAGAAGAAGTATCTGCTGCAATGCATAAGGTTAAAGAGTATGAAAGCATTGTTAAGAAATCACTCAAAGCTAAAAAAGCATTGGTACTTGGTAAACACACTGCTCTTGACCTTGTACTTAGAGAGGTTGAGCGAAATAAGGAAATTTCTATCACGCCAGCCAATCCTGTGATCACGATACAGCGTGCAGATGAATCATTACCTGAAGCTGTTGGCGGAAGCACAAGAGCAAATGTAGACATAGACAGAATGATACATAGTGCTGAAAGACGCAAGAAACAGAAAGGATGAGTAATTATGGCAAACAAGCAATTACAAGAAAAGCTGAAAAACTATATAAGCGAAAGTGGTTCGCTTAGTTCGGCGGCAAAAGCAATCGGACTTAGTCCTGCGACTCTTAGTACATATCTTAAAGACAAGTATGAAGGAAATGTCGCAAATGTGGAAACTCGTTTAACAGAAATTTTTGAAACTGTAGAAGCAGCAAATAACCTTTTGAGCAAAACAAATACTGTTGGATATGTTGAAACATCTATATCTATGGGTGTTTATAAGACTATCAGGCTTTGTCATCTTAAAGGTGGTATTGCAAGAGAGAGCGGTGATGCAGGTATTGGCAAAACAATGGCTGCGAAACAATATATTAAGGATTATCCGAATAGTGCAATATATATTTCAGTGAACCCTTGTACATCGGGTGTAGTTGCTTGTTTGAAATTGATATGCAAAACACTCAGGTTAAGAGAAAGCAGAAAAGATGATATGTGGTTTTCAATAAGCAATGCCTTATCTGGTGAAAAAGTACTTATTGTAGATGAAGCACAACACTTACCTATTAAGACAGTAGAAGCTCTCAGAGCTTTTTCGGATGTCAATCCACAGCTTGGCATTTGTCTTATTGGTAATCTTGAGACAGCTGGCAGTAACAATAAGCCTGCATATGCACAAATCGCAAACAGAACGAAGATAAAACAAATAAGATTGACATCAGACATTGAATATCACGATATTGAATTGCTTTGTCCTGCTCTTCATGGAAAAAAAGAAATAACATTTTTACTGAATATTGCACATTCTCCGCAAGGTCTGCGAGGAGCAATAAATGTATATAGCAATGCTCTTGATAATCAAAATATCAGCTATGAAGGTCTATCTGCAATGGCATCAGCTATGCAAATAACAATGAATTAACGGAGGGAAATATAATGACAGAACAGGAAAATCGTAAACTTACTGAATTATCAATAACTTTAGCTAAAGCGTGCAAAGAAGATGATAATGAAGTAATAAATGAAACAATACCAGAAATAGTTCAGTTGTATTTTAGATTTTTAGGAGGAGTTTCAATAACTCCACTTACTCGTCCAATGGCGATTGTTGCAATGAGAAACTTCACGAAAACACTTGAATCAACAGCGACAAAAGATGATCTTGAATTTGCTGATGCAATAATGAAAAAATTTGACATAATTGCAATTATTAAACCACTTTAAAATACTTGGGGCTGTATGCCCCACCTTAATGCGGCTCATCTTGAATGAACGGTCACAAGCCCGATAACGCAGAGTGAGGATAAATTTAAAGGAGTGATAAAATGGCAAAGAAAAATTTTCAAAAGACACCTCTTGAGCGTGCTCAGCATGAAAAAGCTGTCAAGGTTAGAAAAATGACTGACAGCCAGCTTTGTGAATTTATTGATACGCTTTCCGATAAAGCTCAAGCTAATAATACTGTAGAAAATTTCATACAGCATCTTCAAGAGCATGGCTATCGTGGAATTGGTACAGCAACGCTTGCTAAAATCAAAAGTATTGCTCTCAAAGATGGATTTATAAAGGAGGTATAGCAGTAGTGGCTAAAAAATGACTGCAAAGGAAAAAGCAGAACGGGCAAAAATCAAAAAGGAACTACAGGCGGACGGTATTATACCTCTTGACAAAAAGCCTCTTAACAGAAAAAAGTTTATAGAGGAAACGACTACTGAATTTGCCAGAGAATACGATGATAGTGCTTATGATATGCTAATATACTTGCTTGAGGCTGTACAAGTAATGACGGCACATGGGACAATAAAGGAAAAACATAGCCTGCAGGCTGTTGGTGCTGCAAAGTCATTAAAAATAGCGGTAAGATTAAAGCAATTCAGTGAAAAGCTCAAGACAGAAGGTCGTACCACATATAAACTCAAAGAAAAATACGAATATATCAAGGACATTATTGACCTATAAAGGAGAATGTTTATGGAAAAATCGAAGAAAATTCAAAAAAACGGCTCAATCTCAATTCCGAAAGACATGAGATTTGAAACAGGTTTCCACTCCGGCACAGCAGTTGATATAAGAAGTGATGGCGAAAAAATCGTTATTACTCCTCATGCAGCTGCCTGCCGTTTTTGTGCTTCAATCGAAGATATTGTCTTTGTTGATAACTGCAAGCTTCATATCTGCAAAGCTTGTGCAGAAAAGATTATAAAGGCGGTGAAGACTGATGATTGATACAAACTTGATTGACCAGCTCACAACTATAAAATCGAGGATAACAGAGCTTACAGCGGAAAAAGAAAAGCTTGAAGCTGAGATTATTCTTGCAAGCAGTAAGGACTTAGAGAATACAAAGTATAAAACGGTTACATATGCTTCTGAACAAGGAAATAAAATAACTGCAACAATTGCTGAAACTCTCAAGCTTACATATCCTACATTGCTTAAAAAAATATTTGGAGCAGCATATAGCGACGCAGTTAAGGAGGAAACAAAGTACACTCTTACGGCTTCGGCAAAGCGTATGCTCACAAAGGTATGGACAGGCTCATATATTAAGCAGTCACTTAATGATGCCATTGCCCAGCTCCCTGTAGACGATACAACACGCAAAAAGTTAGCCAAGAAGCTCAAGGGTGCAAATTTTGAAACAGATAAGAAAAATCTTATCAATATTGGAAATTTATCAGAGCAGGATGCGAATGAATATGCCTATCTCATCAGCGAAGCTGCAGCATGGCAGAGTTACAGTACATTACTTGAGCTTAATGGTATAACAAGCGATAGTGATATTGCTGAAATAACAAAGCTTATTGATACTGCTATGATTGTTGATGAGAGTACAAAAATCTCAGTTGAGTAGGTGAGGCTATGTGGAAACTTGGTTAAAAATGGCTGAACGCTGTAAAACAAACTATGAGTATGCTGAGCGTGAACTTGATATTTTATACCAGCGAGATGAAAAGACAGAAAATGATAAAAGACGAATCTGCATACTCGAGCAGATTTTTTACGAACAGAAATATCAATATATGCAATGCATGAGATTAGCGAAGAAAATTAAATAAGGAGCTGAAATTTATGACAAAACAGCAGATACAACGGATATACGGTATGGGTTCAATACTCGGTATACTTGAAAGTGGTAATAAGCGTGATAACCTACATCTGCTTGTCGAATCAATAACAGGCAAGGATAGCATAAAGACTCTTACAGATGATGAATACAAGGCAGTTGTACATGAACTTGCAGAACGCATACATATACAAAATCTTGGAGAACCTCCTGCAAAGATAAGACGCACAGCAAGATATGAAGAACAGCCTGGTGGTATGAGTGAAGGACAGCAACGCAAGGTGTGGCATCTTATGTATGAGCTGAAAAAATTCGATAAAAAGAAAAGCTCAAAATCACTTGGAGAACGGCTTTGCGGTATCATTAAAAAAGAAATTGGAGTTGATGCAACAGCTGAAAAGCCTTTGGTCTGGCTTACTTATCAGCAAGGCAGTAAACTTATTGAGGCTATAAAACGATATATCAAAAGTGCCGAACGCAGAGCTATGAGAGGTGACGGATATGGATAGTATCGAAATACAGCTCTCAGATTTGAGAGGAGAACAGAGAGAAATCGCACAAGCGATAGGAATCAAAGCATATATAGAGCTTGTTAAATTGTATGGTGGGTCTAATGTTTATATTGCCAAAATGGATAAGCTGTTTTGTATAAAGCGTGACGCAGAAATTGTGAGAAAGTTTAATGGTAATAACTATGCTCAACTTGCAAAACAATATGGATTATCCGAACGAGCAATCAGAACTATAATAGCTGATTATATAAATGAAATGTATGGTTCTGAACAGACATCTTTATGGTAGTAAATGGTAAAATTGAAGAAAAAAAGAGAAATATTTCATATATTTTACTTCAAAGATTTAAGGTATCATTAAGTTAAGACTTAATGATACCTTTTCGTTTGGTGGTGAAAAAATGGAATTTGGAGCAGACACCTGGTGGCTCGTTGGGCTTGCGGTGACAATAGCAATCGGCATAATAGGCTATTTTTTAAAAAGAACAATGTCAAAGCAAGACCAGCACGAGGCTGATATTAACCATATAAAGCTTACTTATGTTACAAAAGAAGAATTTAAAGAGCTTAAATCCGATACGGCAACAAGTATGGATAAATTGCAAAAAGATGTCGAAGAAATCAAAGTAAACACTTTAAGTAAAGCTGATTTCTATCGTTCTCAGGCAAAAACAGACGATAAAATGGATAAAATTTACGATATGCTCATTGAGCTGTCTAAGAAAGGGTGAAAACAATGGATAACGCAATTGCAAAAATGAGGGCTGGAAGATTTATTAAAAATAACGGTCGTGTATTGCGTACAATTAACCTTCTTCGCTATAAATATGAAAAACTTGAAGAAGTTAAGTACGCTCTTGAAGATATGCCTGAAAACGAATATCTTGATAGCTTGAACTACTTATCAGAGGCAGGATATATACAGATGAGGCGTGTCACAAGTAAGCAGATTGCTGAAATTGCTGATGTTGACTATGTGCATCTTGAAGCAAAGCTGACAGAAAAAGGTATCAGATTACTTGCAGGAAAGCTTGAAGATGATTTGATTGAGGTGTAAGTCATGAGCCGAAAAAGAAGAATAGTCGGTTCGATTGATAAGCTTCAGCCGGCTCTTAAGGATACAGTAGACCAAATGCTGATGTCAGGTGAAAGTTATCGTGAGATATGCAAGTACCTTGCGGAAAACGAAGTTACACTTTCCCAGGCAAGCGTGTGCAGATATGCAAAGAGATTTCTTGCCAATGCCGAACAGCTTCGTATTGCTCAGGAAAATTTCAGAATGATTTTAACTGAAACGGAGCGTTATCCTGACCTTGACCCTGCGGAGGCTATTTTAAGATTAGCAAGCCAAAAGGTTTATGATGCAGTGGCTGCACTTGATGATGAACACTGGAATGAGGTGTCGGCAGATAAATTGCTAAGTCGAGCAACGGCACTTGCAAGGGCGGTCGCTTACAAGAAGGGCATTGACACAAAGGTGAAAAGTGATGAAGAAATTGCAATTGAAAGCAATCAGACTCTCTTGTATGAAACCCTCAAGCATGACAACCCTCGTCTATACAAAGAGCTGCAAGAGGAAATTTTGCGTATCAAGCACAAAGTCAAAGGAGGTACTGCAAATGATGGAAAATAATAAGTGGTACATATTGCAGGTACAGACAGGCTCGGAACTTGATGTGCAGAAAGAGCTGCTTCGGCGAGGTGTTGAGGCGGTTGTGCCGATTGAAAACAGGCAGATACACAGAGCAAAGCAGTGGATAAGCAAGCAGTATATCGTATTTTCAGGCTATGTCTTTATTCGTATGATGTATTCATGGTCGCAGTATTACATACTGTCTGGAATCAACGGAGTTATCCGCTTACTTGGCGGAGGACATCAGCCAGAACCGCTCACACAATCAGAAACAGAATGGATATTAAGCTTAAACGATTTGCTAAAAGAACCGTCTGTAATTAAGCTAACTGATAATGATTATGAGGTGATAAGCGGAGTACTGCTCGACTTAAAGGATAACATCATCAAAATCGAAAAACACCACAGGCGTGCAGTTGTGAAGCTGCATATCGCAGGACAGGAACAGATAATCAAATTGTCTTATGTATTACAAACGCTGGATAACAATGAGGATTGATTCGTCTCCTCGGAGGGAACGGCTGACATACTGCAGGAACACAGTAACTTAATTGCCGAACAAAATCAGGTTGCTGGGGGCGAAGCTATGTCCTGCAGTATGTCAGCCGTTTCTGTTATTTAAACTATGTTTAAGGAGTGATTAAATGTCGAATATAGATAAGGTCAGTAAGCTATTGGAATCAGTTGATAATAAACAAGATTACGACATTGTTGCAGATTTGCAGAGCCTTGAACGCTCACTTGATATGCTTAAACGCAAGGATTTTCACAAAAAACTGCAAGGGCTAATCGAAAAATATCAGACAAGTGAAATTACAGAAATCAGAAAAGCACTTATTGAAAAATGCCGTGTTGGAGATACAAATGCCATAAGGCTATATCTCGACAGCTTTAAGCCAACATCATCTGAAACCGAAGATGATGGTCTAACGGCTGCACTCCTTGCTCGTGGTAAGGAGGTATTCGCTGATGAAAATTAAAGCTTTCAGTGATAAGCAAGCCAAAGTTATGACTTGGTGGGCTAATGAAGCAATAAGTAAAAAGTATAATGCTGTAATAGCTGATGGTTCTATCCGTTCGGGTAAAACAATGAGTATGTCGCTTTCGTTCGTTTTATGGGCTATGACAAACTTTGACGGCTGTAACTTTGCTGTTTGTGGTAAAACAGTTGGTTCGTGCCGCAGAAATGTCATAAAACCACTTTTGGATATGATACGAAAGCGATATGTAATTCAGGACGAACGCTCGGAAAACCTTATTGTTATTCAAAAGGGTGAACGCTGTAATTATTTTTACCTTTTTGGAGGTAAGGACGAATCAAGTCAGGACTTGATTCAAGGTATTACACTTGCAGGTGTTATGCTTGATGAGGTTGCTCTTATGCCCCGCTCGTTTGTTGAACAGGCTTTAGGTCGTTGTTCTGTAACAGGCTCACGCTTTTGGTTCAACTGCAACCCTGACAATCCTTATCACTGGTTCTATCAGGAATGGATTCAGAAAGCAGACGATAAAAAAGCCTTATATCTGCATTTTACTATGGACGATAACCTGACTCTTTCCGAAGAAGTCAAAAGTCGATATTACAGCTTGTATACAGGCAACTTTTTTGAACGCTATATACTCGGTCGCTGGGTATCTGCTGACGGATTGATTTATCCAATGTTCAACAAGGAAAAATGTGTTGTTCAAACTGAAAATCGTTATTATTCACAATACTATGTCAGTATTGACTACGGTACACTTAATCCGTTTTCAGCTGGATTATGGGGTAAGTCTGGAAACATCTGGTACAGAATCAGAGAGTATTATTATGACGGAAGAAATAAAAAGGCACAGAAAACAGATGAAGAATACTATAACGAGCTTGTTAAGCTGATTGACAGACTGCCAATAACGGCTATAATCGTTGACCCGTCGGCGGCAAGCTTTATCACTGTTATACGCAAGCATGGCAGATATACTGTCCATAAAGCCAATAATGCTGTACTTGATGGCATACGATTAACTGCCACTTGCATACAGCAGGGCTTAATTATGTTTAATGACTGCTGTACAAATACATTTGCGGAGTTTGCAAGCTATGTCTGGGATACTCAGCACTCACAAAAAACAGGTGAAGACAAGCCTTTGAAAGAGCATGACCACGCAATGGACGATATACGCTATTTTTGTTCGACCGTACTTGCAAAGTACGGCTTGCCAGGCGTTGTAAAACTCAGGAGGTAATATGCTTACAGATTTATCATTTTTAGAGCGTGGCAAGGCGTTTCCGCCAGAAAGTGAAAAGTATCGGTTGGAAACATATCTTGACCACAGAAAATTGTTTGAAAATGACCACGCAGAAGTCTACAAGGAGCAGTTTCGCAGAATTGAAAGAGTAGTCGGCAATTTCGACAGAGTTGTATCATATGGAACTGTGTTTAACTATCAAAGACTGCTGAGTGTAAAAACCGCTGACCTTGTTTTCGGTGAACCTCCTAAAATAACAGTGGCTGACGACAATAAGCAAAAAATTATTGACAAAATTTTACTCGATACGGATTTATTCGGTTGTGCGTATATTAGTTGCATTGATGTATCACGCTATGGCGATGCTATTATGCTTTTATCATGCAACGATAAAGGTTTGCCAAGCATTGATGTCATAAGCCCTGCAATGTGGTTTCCTGTTGTCAATCAAGATAATATAAGAAAGTTTGAATATCATGTATTTGCATGGGTGTATCTTATTGATACAGCAAAAAAGCAATATGGGCTAAAGGTACAGATACATAAACCAGATGAGCCTGAACAATGCGAAGCTCATAATTATGAACTTAATGGCAAACCAGGCAGCTTTAAAATTGGCAAGGAAATCACCCAAAAACAGGAACTTAGCCTTGAAACCTCAATGCATACCTGCCCTGTTTACCGTATATCAAATCTGCTTACCAGTGACAATATATATGGTCATGATGATTATGAGCCGATTGACAGTATTGTTGCTGAAATCATTGTCAGAGTATCGCAAATAAGCAAGGTACTTGATAAATTTGCAAGTCCAAGTATGACGGGTCCTCAGTCGGCACTTGAAATGGACGAAGCAACAGGCACTTGGCGTTTAAAGGTTGGAGATTATTTCCCTTGTGATAGTGATACAGTAAAGCCAGAATATCTTGTCTGGGACGCAAGTATGGACGCAAATTTCAAGCAGATTGAGCTTCTCACAAATCAGCTTTATACAATTTCAGAAATGGGTTCTGCTGTATTCGGAGATTTGACGAATAAGGCAGGTGATGTTCCAAGCGGTTCGGCTTTAAGACGATTGATGATGTCACCACTTGCCAAAGCTCGTAGGATTGCGAATCGCTTTGACCCGATTTTAAAGAAAATTATATCTGCAAGTGCTGAAATTCTTGGAACAAAAATAGCACCCGAAGAAATCACTATTACATGGCATGACGGCTTACCTGCCGACCCAGCGGAAAACGCTGAAATTATGTCAGTTCGTACAGGCGGAAAGGCTACATTATCGCAGTATACAGCGATTCAAAGGCTTGATGATATGTCCGCAACTGATACCGATGCGGAGCTTGCTATGATACGCT